TACATAATCTAAGAACTTAGTAAGATCTTTAATCATATCTGTATCTTTCCACTCATCAAACTTTTCTATATTTACAGAAGATAGACAACAAACAGCAGTTCTATCTTTACTAGTTGGTAAATGAATTTCGTTACATAAATTAGAACCTTTTAATACTAACCCTTTATCTTTCATAGGTTGAGGTAGTGCCCTATTAGCTGTATCAATAAAATTTAAATATGGCTCACCTGTTCTAAATCTAGTTTCTAGTAAAGTTTCCCAGAGTTTTCTTGCTGAGATTGTGTCTCTAACACTTCTATCATTAGGATCTAAAAGATACCAGTCTTCATTGTTTTCGACTGCTTGCATAAATTTGTCTGTGATATTAACTGCATTATGTAAATTTAAGCATTTTCGATTTACATCACCTGTAGGTATTCTCATGTTTACAAATTCAATAATATCAGGGTGGTCAATATCAATGTAAGCAGCATAACTACCTTTACGTGTTCTGCCTTGTCTATAAGCTACCATATCTGCATCTACAGTGGATAAAAACGGCATAGGACCTGGAGCTTTATCTGATACAGCTCTAACGTCACTCCAATGACCTCCTACTCCTCCACCTTTAACAGATAACCATCTAAGTTCAGCTGTATGATCAATTAGGCCTTCTAATGAGTCAGGAACATAGGTTAAAAAGCAAGAGATTGGCAATGCTTTTACTTTTTCTCCAGGTTTTACAGCATTTGAAAGCACTGGAGAGGCAAACATAAACCAGCCTTTAGATACATAGTCATAAATTCTTTGTGCAAAAGCAGCATTAGGACTATAACAAGCAGCAGCTCTTGCGAAAGCATGTTGAGGACTAGTTTCACCATCTTGACAATAATAGTCTTTTAACAACTTCATTGCTTGTTCTGTAATATTTTTATCTCGTTCTAAATTTATTTCTACCATGTCATACCTCTATCGAACTTATATTATTGTTCTTCGTTATCTGTATTTGATCTATCAGTGGGTGAGTAAAGTCGTGTGATATAAGAAATACATTAAGATTTTCTTCTGTTTGTAAAACTTCTATCAACTTTTCTTTTCCTTCGTCATCTAACACACCTGTAATTTCATCTAAGAAAAGAAGATTGATACTGCTGCCACCTAATTTTGACAACAGGTTTCTTATGGCTAGTAAAATAGCCGTCTGAATTCTGCTAAATTCTCCACCTGAAACAGTTTCTATCGGAGTGCTTACACCGTTATTAACTACAATTATATTTAGTTTTTCTCTATCTAATGTAAACTTGACTTGAAACTGACCATCACTTAGAAGTGATAGATAATAGTTAATTGAGTTTTGAAGCTCTTTTGTTAAATTTTCTAACTTGAAAGCTACTATCCCTGAGGTGCTAAAGGCTTTCTTTAAAATGTTTAGATTATTCAACGAATTTTGTAAGACTAATGTATCATTTTTAACAAGAGCTTGTCTATTTATAAAATCCGTTTTTTGCTCTTCTAGTGCTTCTACTTTAGCATTATTTACTCCAACTTGTTTGTTAAATTCTACTATTTCGTCTACCAGAGCTTTTTGAATTTTGTATTTTTCTAGTAGCTCCTTTTTTTCATTTTGAATCATGTCAACATCTGGATATTCAACGGGTATGCTATTATCTATGATCTGCGATAAAGACTCAAACTTTTCTATAGCAGACTGATTTGTTTCATACTGTTTTTGTTGAGCTTCAATCTCTTTAATTTCATCACTCCACTCTTTCACTTGTGTTAATTTTTCGTTATAGTTATTCTCAGCATCTGTGATTTTTGCTTTATTATTATGAATGAGTAGAGTAGCATGAGAGTTATCTATTGACTGACCACAGGCAGGACAAGTATCATTAGTATCTAACCCTGTCATTTCTTTTTTCCATCTTGCTATATCTTGTTGAATACTGCGTAATTCATTTTTTGCATCTGTATACTCATTAAATTTGCTAAAAGAAGAAGGAGCAGGCATATCAATTTTGAATCTTAAACTTTCTCTCTCTTTTATATACAGATTATTTTTATCTATCTTTTTACAAGTTTCAAAGTAGTTTTTTAGCTGTTCATCTAAAACACCAATTCTTTGTTGCAGCGAGTCATCAATCTCAGGCACTGCTTTTTCTGTTTGTTTTTCTGGTATAACAACATTATTTAAAAAGTCTTCAATTGATTTTAGCTCACCGCTAATCTTAGCTAGTTCTTTATCTGTGGTGCTTAACTTTACTTTTATTGTCTCTCCTATGTTTACATACTTTTCGAGATTGAATAAGTTTATAAGAAACTTTTTTCTATTAGTGTCTGTCGCTTTTAGAAAGTCTAATAAATCTACTGATGATTGATAAGTAAGTTGAGAAAAAACTTCAAAATCTAATCCTACAATCGCTTGAATTTTTTTATAAGTATCTAGTACTTTATGATCACTTATATCAACCCCCTCCTCTAGCAGTTGTATCTTAGTTTGTGCGCCAATGCGTTTTACAGATATTTCATAGTTTTTTGCATTTGTCGTAAAATGAAGAGTGCTAGACCATGTTTTAGAGCTTGACCATCTGTTAAGTAAGTCATTCTTTTTTATAGATTTAATGTTTTTATTATATAACGTTTCTTGAAGAATCATAGCGATAGAGGTTTTACCACTACCATTTGGAGCTGTTAGTTGGCTAATCTTATTCTTCTCAAAGTTAATCACATTATTTTTGCCATATGAAAATAGATTAGAAAACTCTAGTTTTTTAAGTTTTATATATGCCACTTTTTACTCCTTTTTGTAATTTGTATGATAACCAGGTATCTTGTAATTTGTGCTTTTGAAAGTGCTCATCTAAGTTTTTTTCTACTTCTAGTTTACGTCTTAGAGTTAACTCGGGCCATGTTACGAATGTTGCATGTGCATGATTACAAAGTTTTCTAACTATATGTTCACACTCCTCTTGCTGATCTAAGGCAGCTTCCCATCCTGTCATTTTTTTTCTCATTGATAAAGTAGGAAAAGCCTTATAGATAAAATCGTTATTCTTTCCACCAGGCAGGCTTGCATCAAAATTTTTCATATAGTGAACAAAGATAGACTCAAGACTAGTAAAAGTCATAAACCGATTATCAGTGTTTATTGCATATTTTACCATATTTATAGAGTCTTCCATCCAGCCAAAACCTATTTGTTCATGATAATCTGGGTTATGCCCACTCATAATTAGTATCTCGTCATCAGCTACATGCTCAAATAAATGTGTTAAGGCACACTGAGAAGCAGAATGTGTGAACTGTCCAAACGCTACAGCTTTTGGAATTACTGATTTTATTAAGTGAGAGAGTGAAAGATTATGAATCTTATAGTTGATGTTTCGTGTTTTGCAATATCTAGCTGCAAATGCGATGTCAAAATCATTTGCTCCATCAAATAGTCGCAAACTAATAGCTCTGAAAGGAATATCTAGTTGATAAAAGGTTTCTGCACACACCTCAGAATCTATACCACCCGATAGCGCGAGCACAAAACGTTTATTGGGGTATCTGCGTTTAAAGGCACGAACTAACCATGTATAGTCTTTTTTAAAGTCATCACACTTTTTATAAGGCGGATCAAGCACTTTAACTCCAAGACTAGGCACTAGTTCATGACAAAAATAAGCGCTCGTAGGTCGCATATAAGAGTTAGTCTGAAGATATTCCCAGAACACTCTGTTGTAGGTAACATCACACATTTATATTTAACTCTTTAAACTCACTTAGTACAGCGCTTTTATCTTTAATCTTAATATAGTCTAAGTACATCTCTAGTTCTTCGAAAGTGCTTTTATTTTTTAAGTCTAGTTTAGAACTATCGTCAGGCGCAGAGGCTATTTTTTTATCTAGTAGCTCTGTATTTTCAATCTTAGTTAACTCATCAACTGAACCTGTTACTTCATACACAACATGATTGATGGTATCTTCAGGCATTGGATCACCTGCTGAGATGCGTTTACGAATTAGCTTTGGTAATTGTAAATCTACAAACTTACGTCTATAGTCTTTATCAGTAATAAAATCATAGATATCTACACCATACTGACGTTTTTCATCCCGATCAAAAGTAGTATTTAGTGGACTACCAGGATAGTAACAGTCGCTGTCACCATAACGATGATTAAAGTGTAAATCGCCAAGTAAACATAAGCGCCAAGGAGCGAGACGGGAAAAGTCAAATTCTGGCGATACATGCGGTGGCACTTCTCCACGAATATGTGTAACGAGTATGTCGCCTTCCACGTAATCAGGGAGATTGTCTTTTTGCATTTCACCGTACGGAAAAAAGCAAAAATGCGTTTGACCAACACTCGCACGTCCGTTTCTAGTAAACACAGTGACGTTCTCATTCTTGATGGCATTCTCTTGAGTAAAATATTCAAAAAATGATTCTCCTTTTCTAGTGGCTTCGTGATTGCCAGGGATGATGTATGTAGGAATTGTGACTGAATTGATATAGCTGAGGAATAAACAGATTTCATCTGGCTCTGGTTTTTTATCAAATATGTCACCAGCAATAATATGCACATCACATCGCTGTTCTAGTGCAATTAGCTTTCTGAACATAGCTTTAAATCTAGCTACTTGCCAATTGTATGGAACCTTCTTTTTGTGTAAAAGTATATGCCAGTCAGCACTACATAAAATTTTTGTCATTGCCATATCCTCTAAAATATGCTAAAAATGTTGAATAGCAAATGAACAGCGTTACAACAGCAGTTGAAAAGCTATTGAATATCGCTCGAACACTTGCTCAAGGGCTGGCACGGAGTGCCTCAGCTAGGAACGTAGTTCCGCAGTTTTGGTTACGTCACTCTTGCGCTCTTTTTCTATACGAGTATCTGGACCACATAAACAAGCATTAAAAGGACAAATTATTGGTCTCTCTATTCGTCTAACGTTTTCTTTGAATATATTTCCCATAATTGCTCTTCTATTGTTAAGTAGACACGCACTAGGGAACACGTCTCCATTAGCATTAATGTGTAGTCTATATTTACCTACATAACATTTCATACCTTTAAACTTATTATATTTAGTTTTTAATAAGAACTGTGATGGGTGTATTACAGTTCCATCTTTAAATTCTACGGTAGTATATTTGTCCTCTGTTGAATTACCTTCATCTAATAACTTTAACTGATCGTCTGTGTATTCTATAAAACCTTCAGTGATTGATAAAGTACCTGTAAACTCATTTTTAATTTTAGTTAAATTCATACTAGGCGCTATTTTTTTAAGCCTGTTATGAATTTTTATTGTTCTATCCCAATTAGTTGGATCTGCTAGTAAACTAAGGTTTTTTAAAAATCCTCTTTCTTTGAGTTTTTCAGCGTTGTAACAAAATGTATCTAAATCTGCAAATTCTGGGTGATAAGAGCCATTTATGAATGGAGGTAATTTTTCATCTAATTTATCAATATATGTATCTACAGGTACAGCTAGATTAGTTGTAAGTTTAGGAACTATATTGTTTTTCCCCATATAGTTCATTAATAAATACCATTTTTTAAAAAGTGTTGGCTCTCCTCCTAATATATTTATATACATAGACATATTACCACCGAAGTATTTATTTAAATATTCAAATGCTTTACTGTACTGTTCTACTGTCTTAAATAAGAATGGTTTAGAATTATCATAACTTCGACAATAAGAACATGAGTAATTACACCGGTGTGTTAGTATCCAATCTACTTCAACTTGAAAGTCTGGATGTGCATAAGAAACTCTTTTAATTTCTTTCATATTTCGATGTGAGCAAAATCTTGTGTAAACCACATAGCCACTGTGTATCTGGTTCCTTTAGTAATCTTGCTTACTCCATGAAGATAATCACTTGTAGAGGGAAATACTACCAAAGAGTTTGCTCTAGGTTTATAACTATATTTTTTATATGGAAACTCAATTTCACCACCTTCATAATTATCATTAATATAAAATATACCAGACCATGTTCTAAAATTAGTAGGATGGTCTTGTTGAGAGCCATCTGGCCAAGAGTTATCTGAGTGAAGACCCATCTCTCTACCTTCTTTCCATTTCACTAGTTCAGTATTGTCAGGTATGTGTAACTCTCCAGATCTTTCGTGAATAATTTTTTGAGTAAAGAATCTAACAGTGTTTAAAAACTGTTTAATACCGAACATTTCTTGTGAGTTATTATCTAATCTTTTAAAAGGTATTGTAGATCCTATAAAATCGGGGATTTGTTGTCCAGCTGTAAATACTGGATTACTAAATAGGATATCATTTTTTATGATAAAATCGTGTATTGATTCTACTTCTTCAGCTTGAAATACATTCTTTTTTACCACTATCCCTTTTTTCACTTACCTGCTCCCACGTTTATTATTTTGCTGAGATCGCCCTCAAAAGTATAACTACCTACATGATTAAGTTTTGTAGATAAATCCATCCAAATTTCTCCACCGATAGCTTGCCATCTTCTACAAAAAGTGTAGTCTTCTGACAAATATCTATTGTCTGATTTATCATGGATAGTATCAAAAAATGAATAACAATATTTATTGTACTTCTTATCTATGTTAGAATCATTCTTATAATGCAACTCTGGATATGCTTCTCTCATTTTATCAAATACACTCTTTTTTATACAGAAAAAACCAGTTGACGCATCTAATACTTCAGCAGCTCCATTCTGAACTCTGATCTGTCCTTTAGTAGGATCAATAAATTTAAAATTCATTGCATATTGTACAGGTAGTGCTTTTTTAGGATAAGCACCTGCGATTATATCTTTATCAAAAGCTAAAGCTCTTAATACTGACTCTGCATCAAATTCTATATCAGCATCAACAAAAAATAAATGAGTACAATCACTTTCCATAAACATTGCTGATAGAATATTTCTAGCCCTAGTAACTAATGATTCATTTCTTAGTGTTGTTATCCTAAAATTTATACCATTTTTCATCATCGTTTGTGTGCAACGAAACATACTTAAAAAGTACTGATCCGTTAGGTTTCCCCCGTAACACGGGGTTGCAAAGAAAACATTATATTTTCTCAGTACGTTAAGATCAATTTTTGCTTGATCACCAGTAACATCAGTAAATGCTCCAAAGTTTTTTTTCTTTGGAGCATTATCTGTGCTACCTTCGCTAGTTATTGTATTACTAACTAAATCAGATAACTTTTTTTTCATTTATGCTAAATCCTCAACATCTTCTACAGCTTTGAACTCATCACCAGCTTCTGCGGAAAAGAAGGCAGTATTCTGTAATAACCACTCTTTCTGCTCATCATAAGTTTGACGCTTATAGATTCTATCTAGTTCAAATAGCTCTAGATTTTGCTCATCTTCAGTTAAGGCAATATTGCTTCTTGCAGGAACTACCGTATACTTAACATTTTGCGGAAGTGGCCCTGTCTTCTCTTTCTTTACAGTAAGATCATAACCTTTTGCTGCATCAGCAGGGTTACCATATTCAGGGTTAGAAGCATAGTCTACTATTTGAGAATAAATAGTTGCTCTTAAATCGAACAGTTTAATTTTACCATCTGTTCTATCAATTACATTACAGACATAGGAAAATTGCGGTTTGTCTGAATATATTG